CAACGCATCATTTGATGACGTTATGGCATCAGCTTCACGTCTTCTTGGACGTAACATGGCTCTCTACCTTGATGGCCAGGCTCGTGACACCCTCATGGCTGCTTCATCTGTTATCTACGGTGAAGATCGTTCAGGCCTCTACTCATCAACTGCTAACGCAGCGGGTAACAACCTCTACGCATACGGTACAAATGGTACCTCACGTGCTTCTATGACAGGTAACAACTTCCTCTCAACTCGTACCGTTAAGGACGCAGTCGAGACCCTCGCAACCAAGAACATCCCAAGGCTTGGCGAGACCTACGTTGCATTCGTTCACCCTCACCAGAGCCGTCGTCTCCGCGACAACTCAGAGTTCATTGAAGTAACGAAGTACGCAGCTCCAGGTAACTTCATGCTTGGTGAAATCGGTCGCTTGTACGACACAGTCTTCATCGAGACAACTCAGATCTCTAAGGTCACAAACGGTGCTGGTACTAACTACACAACCGATACAGCAGTGGCTCCAGGATCAATCTCATACCCAACTGGTGGAGGCTACACAACTCCAGTAACAGCAACCGGTAACGGTTCTGCTGACCGTTACTCAGCTATCTTCATCGGAGATAACGCTTTCGGTCACGCTATCTCACTCCCAGTTGAGCTCCGCGATGGCGGAATCCTCGACTTCGGTCGTGAGCACGCACTTGCTTGGTACGCAATCTACGGCCTCGGTCTTATCACCGATCAGTCTGTAGTTATCGCAGAAACCAACTAATTCAATACCGGGGGAGGCAGTAGCCCTGTCTCCCCCACCCCAACTAATCTAACAGGAGAATAAAAATCGTGTCAAAAGCAAAAGTATCTGACGTTACAGGACGTCAACGTGAAGAACAACTCAAGGCAGTGGCTGAGCAGCAAGCCCAGCGTGCAACAGAGATCACCATGGCTACACAAGCCAAGGCGTACAAGGATGAAGTAGAAGTTACAGACTTAACTGTAAACCCAGCTGCACCTACAGTAATTGACGAAGTGGAAAGCGTAGGAGTATCTCTCGCTGATGACCAGGTCGTTATCCGTGTTCTAGAGAACCTAGACATGATGACATTCGGTGCAGGACAATATTATTCATTTGAGGCGGGAAAGAAGTACAAGGTGTCTAAAGCCTTGGCTAACCACCTTGAAGAAAAGGGTTACGTCTCTAATCGTTTGTAAGAGGACATAGATTCCTCTACAGTCCGCTCATCCCGACAACCGCCCTCCTGTCGGGATGAGCCTTTTTTTACCTTGACTAATCAAGGGTTTTATTAGATGATTAGCACATAGCCTTTATGGAGGATCAGTGGCCACACTACAAGCTTTATCTGATAGATTACGAGCAGAGATCGGTGATACTGCCAGGTCGTTTGTAGACACCTTTACAGGCGATGGCGTAACTTACCGCTACCAGCTTTCTCAGGCTCCTGTGCAGGGAGCTACCCTTGTCGTATCTGTGTACAGCCCTTCTATTGTGGCTACAGTTTCCGCAGCTTCCTATGCCAACGGAACCATCACATACACCTACACATCAAGCAACCCTATAACCGCTGGTAGGACCGTGACCATTACCGGACTATCTACAGCCGCTTTTAATCTAACTAACGCAATTGTTGCGTCTGCCACATCTACACACTTTACTATTACAAGCTCTACAGGAGGAACCGCAGTAACCGCGGCTACGGCAGTGGCCACAGTATCTGCCTCAACTGTAGACCAGTCCTCTATTTGCACCGTTGAAGAGGGCGGCGGAGTACTTAGCTTCCCATCAGCAAACATTCCTTTAAATAATTCAACCATTACAGTATCTGGTCAGGCTTACCGCTACTTTACAGATACTGAGATTGCATACTACATTAACACTGCCTTTACACAGCACACCCAAACTGAGACTCTTCTTAGTGGTGCTCACGTTACTCAACTTGCTTTCTTGCCACCTATCGAAGAGTATCCAGTAGTTATCTTGGCATCTACTCTATCTCTTTATACTCTTGCTAACGACGCCTCATTTGACATTGATATCATCTCCCCAGATGGCGTAAGTATTCCTCGCTCTGAGCGCTACCGTCAACTTACAGAGATTATGATGCAGCGTAAAGAGCAATATGTAGAGCTATGTAGGATGCTAAACGTAGGTATGTATCGTATTGAGGTTCAGACTTTGCGTCGTATTAGCCGTCTTACAAACCGCTATGTTCCTGTATACCGTCCTCAGGAGATTGACGACTGGTCTATCCCACAACGCGTATACCTTCCTCTCCCTACCTATGGAGATCAGACTCTTCCATCAAGCGTTATGGAAATGGATCTTACAATGTACTCTGGAGACGACTTCTCCATGGAGTACGGCTTCAACATGGATCTAACCAACTACACGCCTGAAGCTCAGATTCGTCTTTATCAGAACTCTGAATTTTCACAGGTTGGACCAGTGTTGTTGGGAACCTTCTCTATCTCAAAGGTGACTGCTACAGGCAGTGCCTATCCTACCTTGCTTCTTCTAACCCTACCTGCAAGCGTAACTGAAGCCCTGCCTAAGACGTCATATTGGGATCTTCAGCTTACAGACCAAAATGGTCTTGTAAGAACATATGTAACAGGTAAAGTCTTTACATCTCCACAGGTGTCAATGTGACAAACGTCTGGTCTCCTGCCCCTATAGCGCCTTCAGATTCCCAGGCGTCTACTTCTACACCCTCTACTTGCACATGTACTGGAACCTGCACATGCAGCCCTGCAGTAGTAACCGTAGTTGAGCCTCAACAGACAGTACTAACACTGTCTTCTTCAGGCAGTGCTACAGGAAACGTGTCTTTTAAGTATACGCAAGCTTCTGCGTCTACTACCTGGACTATATTTCATGGTCTTAACTTTAACCCAAACGTTATGGTAAAAGATACATCAGGCAACACCTGCGAAGGTGACATTACATATGTAGACGCAAATAACCTTACTATAACGTTTACTACAGCACTAGCAGGGGTGGCGTACTTATCATGACACGTAAATTTTATACCGCAGTAGATTTTACTGGCGTACCGGTTTCTAACCTTATTCTTCAACAACTATCTGCGGATCCAACATCTCTTGGCAGTGGCCACATATACTTTAACACCTCAGCCGGTAGGATTCATTACAATACAGGCAGTGGCGGATGGGTTGCATTAACCGATGCCAATGACCTAAACACAGCCGTGTCTGCGGCAGTGGCTGCACTTGTTTCAACAGCCCCATCTACTCTCAATACTCTTGCTAAAATTGATACCGCAATTAACAATGATGCGAGTATCGCAGCAACCCTAACATCTTTGATTGGCACAAAGCTTAGCCTATCCGGTGGAACCATGACCGGCGCTCTTTATATGGGCACTAACAGAATTAAGAGCTCGTTCTACGCAACAGATCTTGACGATGTAATGAACAAGCAGGCCATGAATGATGCTATTAACGGTGGTGTAGGTTATGGAATTGGGGTAGCCCAAGGCTACGCCAATACGGCGCAGGCTAACGCACAAGCCTATACAGATACAAAGATTGCTCAAGAAGTATCTGACCGTAACGTCAACATTGCTAACGCTAAAAATGAAGCTATCGGTGTTGCTGAAACTTATGCCCTTGGAATTGTAAACACTGAGAACAGTAGAGCTTTGGCTGCTGAAGCCTTGCTTGCTCCTAAGGCAAGCCCTACTTTTACAGGAACCGTAAATCTTCCTCTTACAACTGCTGGCTACGTAACAACCACATCTAATGGAACTATTGGCTCAGTAGCTACTATTCCTAATTCTGGTCTTACGTACTCCAGTTTAACTGTTGGATCTACCTCAATTTCTTTGGGTTCTAGCTCTACTACACTAGGCGGATTAACTTCTGTTACATCCACTAGCTTTATTGGAGCATTAACTGGCAATGCCACTACCGTTACTAACGGTGTCTACACAACAGATACAGGCACAGTTACTAATACCATGCTTGCGGGTTCCATTACAAATGCTAAGCTGGTATATTCCTCAACCACATTAGGTAGTACAGCACTTACTTTAGGTGCAACCAACACCACTATTACGGGACTTTCATCTGTAACTTCTACAAATTTTGTTGGAAATATTACAGGTAACGTAACCGGTAACGTAACCGGAAATACCTCTGGTACTCATACCGGTAATGTAACCCTACCATTTGCTACAGCCGGATACCTAACCAACACCTCAACGGGTGTTGTTGGCACAGTGGCTACAA